ATTGAGGAGCTAGCGGCCCGGCTGGATAGACCACCGCCGGAGCCAACTGTGGAGGCTCCATTGCTATCGGAGGTAGAAGAAGATGCCATTGAGTAAAGCTAGGATGCAAGAGTGCAAGCGGATTGACAGAGATGTCAAACCTAACTTGGTAAATGTCAAACCTAATGAGCTAGTCGGTTCGCTGTGTGTTATGTCTTCCCGTGAGGAGATTGTCAAACCTAAGTACACCTCGACACCTATTGCCTCGGCACATATGTTGCAGCATCTACCGAACTGTCTGGATGGGAGATACCGATGAACCCACCAATTAGCTTACTAGCATACGCAAGGTATCAGCGGCTCCGTCTTGTCTATGACCGATGCTTCCCTTTGTCCTGGTTAACTGCTAAACTGTACCGGGTGGACGCCACCACCATCGGCAATAACTAATTCGAGCCTGGAGAACTCGACATAACCTATATAGTCCGCCATTGACATAATGTTAAGGAGGTCAAATGGCTTATAAAGATGGTAGTAAACAGTTAGGTGGCAAGACTTATAGTCAAGCGTTGAGCCTCAAGAACTTTGTCAGGCAAAGGGACAACTATACTTGCCAGCTATGCGGTGGCTATGGCGATGTAGTAGACCATATAATCCCGTACGCTATCAGCCACGATAGCTTGCTGTCTAACCTGCGCGTGCTCTGCCGAAGGTGCAACCTTGCTACGAGAAGACCAAGGAAGGATAGGGCTTTGCCTTTGGCTGAATGGTTTGCTAAACTAGAGAGAGAGGCTGGGCAATCCTAGTTACCCACCTGCCAACAGAATAAGGAGAGCGTACCGTGCGAAATAGAGCGATAAGTTTTCTACCCCCCGCCCTCTTTCCGTCTCCAGACAGACACCCGCCAGGGGGGGGGCTTCAACGTAAGAGGGGGGTGGGTCACCTTTATAATACCCCCCTCGAATATTTTACTGGAAAACAAAAAGGGAAACATGTGGGGAGGCTGTTGGTTGCCTGACCAGTTTCATATGCTGGTTAACGCGGGTTCGATTCCCGCCCCCGCCACCAAATAGAAAAAACAAAAAAGGAGGCGAAGGTAATATGGCAGGCAACGAAGGAGGCACAACGAAAACTTTCACTTATGAGTGTCCCTACAGGGGGGTATGTTCCGAGAACTCACTGAAGTGCGAGACGTGTAAGCACAGCCCGAAGCGGAGTTATTACGAGCCTGTGGAACCGCCGGGGCTTCCTCAGTATCCCGTAGAGCTTTATGACCCGTACACTTTTTATTTGACAACCCATGATAGCAGTATTTCCGCGGGGTCGTATTCAGACACAGAGAAATAGGAAAATATAAAAAAGGAGTAGTATTATGGCAAATGGAGTACCTAAGAGGGATGGCAGTGGAGGTGGAGTGAGGGCGAACAAGGGGCGCGGCGGATGCGCGCCGAGTAAGAGTACCGGGAAGGGTAGTGGTAGAAAGTAAAGATGGGGAGGGCATGATATGTGCTTAGAATTATTGCGAGGGCTTTGTGGTGCGATTGAGGCGACCCCCGACCTTTCTGCTTTTATCGAGTATGCCCGGAGGGAAGTCGGGGAGATTGTGCGATACGAGACGACCTGGAATGATGTTAAGTTTGAGCTTGAAAGCTATGGGATTGTTTGCATGCTGGGCGTCTCAGCGCCGGATAAGAGGGTTTTCTATACCGACGAGGCAACTATGGTACGGATGCTGCCGTTCCTTACCTTTGCCGCGAATCATTACGTTGCGGAACTGGATATTGATTGTGATGATTACTCGATGTGGGCAGCGGCATTTGCGAGGTTGCTTTTCAGGGTGAACGGGGTGCTGCAATGTTGGGGAGATATGCCACTTGGCTATCATGCTTTCAATCTGGTATATTTATCAGGTGGATATAAATTGTGGGAGCCCAACGCCGGGTACCTGTACGCAGGTGAACTGTTTGAGTCCGGCGAAAATAGTTATTTGCCCAGGAAATGGAAATAAAGGAGGGGTACGATGTCTGGATTTGAAATTGCAACGATTGTCTTGGCTGTTATCACCGCTATCTTGGCGGTATCATGGGGGACTATGCTCACTAATGTCAAGGGGATATGGGGCAACCTTCAGGAACTCAGGAGAGATTATAACACCGCCATGGAAGATGGCTCAATCTCCGATAAAGAAAAAAAGGAGATTGCTGACGATGTGATTGAAATTATAACTAATGCTACCTCTGTGTGGCAGATGATTCAGAACCTAATCTTTAGCGTTGGCAAGGTTGTTAAGAGAAAGATAATACCTGCGGTAAGGTAAATAATGGCAGTGATTCCAAAGACAATAAAGAAAAAGATTGGTGACTTCCGGGCGGAAGACCTCGCCAAGTTGAAGGGGAAAGACCGGAAGGAGATACTCGAGAAGTTTACCGAGAAGGAGAAGGCTGCGTTGCTTTATACCTGGTCGTTCTTTGCCAGGGAGAAACAACTGCCGCCTCCTGGCGACTGGTTTTTCTGGTTGCTACTATCCGGTAGAGGGTTCGGGAAAACGAGAGCCTTGACCGAGGTGGTCAGGCAGTGGGCGGAAGAAGGATTTACCCCGATAGCCCTGGTCGGGCAGACCAAGGGCGATGTCCGGGACACAATGGTTGAGGTCGGTGATAGCTCGATACTCAAGATTTCTCCCCCTTGGTTTATGCCTGAGTATGAGCCGTCCAAGCGTAGGCTGACCTGGCCGAATGGGGTGCAGGCAATTATCTATTCCGGTGATGAGCCCGACCAGCTTAGAGGCCCCCAGCATGAAAAAGCTGCCGTGGATGAACTCGCTAAGTTCCAGTATGCTCAACAGTCATGGGATAACCTGATGATGGGTTTGAGGATCGGCAAGAAGCCACAAGCTGTAGTCGCCACTACCCCAAGACCTATCCCTATTATAAAAGATTTGCTATCTGACAAACGTGCGGTAATTACCAGAGGACATACGCTTGAGAATAAAGCGAACCTGGCTCCTGAGTTCCTGGATTATATCATAGCTAAATATCAGGGGACGAAGCTCGGTCGGCAGGAACTTGCTGGCGAAGTTCTCTCCTCGATGGAGGGGCTGGTTTACGATGCGTTCAAGCCCGATATGTGCATCATCCCCAGGTTCGCTATCCCAGAAACGTGGGCAAGATACTTCGGAATGGACTTTGGCCGGGTGAATACAGCAGGACTTTGGTACGCCATGGAGCCGGAAACAGGTTTCCTATACTTATATAGAACTTACAAAGCCAAGGCGAGTCAGGTAGAGCATGCGATTAAACTACGTGAGTTAAGCCGCGGGGAATCAATCCGCCGTAGCGTCGGTGGTAACCTGCAAGAAGAAAATACGAGAGAAGGGTACACTAACGCCGGGTGGCGGATAGCTGAACCGAAGTTATCGAATGATAAATGGGAGAGAATCAGACGCGTCAATTCTCTCCACGCTCAGAATAAAATCTATGTCTTCAGCGACTTGAACGAGTACATAGACGAGAAGCTGTCTTTCTCTTATGAGGTTGATAAGGAAGATGAAATTACAGAGAAGATTCATAACGAAGCAGCCTTTCACTTCATGTCTGCTGAGGGATATATCTTGAGTGAATTTGAGATTGACATTGGCAAGGAAAAAAGCGCGTCAGTAGTATGGCGCTATTAACTGGAGGTTCACATGGAGATTTCACCAGAACAAGCGTTGACAATGTATAAGGATAAAGAGTCCGAATTAAGTGGACTGAGGACAAGGCAGAAGAAGGACGCTGCCCTGGCCAAAAAGGACAAGTTCTCCCTTTTAGACGATAACAACAAAAAGGTACCCAACTGTTACAATGTTACCTTGCCCAAAGCAGCTAACTTCGCAAGCCGGGCTAACTCAATTCTTTCGTCTTCTAATGAGCGTGTGGAGATTGAGGGGATAGGACTGAAGGATACAGATGCAGCGAAGAAGGAGGAGTTCTTTAACGAATGTTTGAGGCTAGGGAATACCAGCCCCAATAGACAGTTCGGCAAGGTCTTCTCATTCTCTGCCGGGCAGGCGAATCTCAGGGGAAGAGTTGCCAGAAGAGTGGAGGTAGAGATAGATAGTGAGGGCAAGCTCAAAGTGACGATTACCCCATGGGATACTCTATTCGCCAACTGGGAGTTTGATTCAGAGGGTCTCGCATGGGCAGCAAACCCAACTATCCGGTCAAGGCTGATGATAGAAACTGAGTATCCTGGAACTAAAGTAAGCTCGAAAACTGGGAACGTGATTGACTTCGTGGGCAAAAAAATAAATCACATCTTCGTTGACAAGAAGCATGTTATATCTTACCCGAATGATAGAGGTTACGTACCGGTAGCGATAGCTTACGCCTCAGCCGGATTACCTTTCCTCGATACTGATATGGAGATGAACAGTGGGGAATCTATCTTCTGGCAGGTCAGAGACCTGTTCGATGAAGCTAACCGTATCGCCTCGGTCGCGATGACATTGCATGTGGGTTCACTATTCCCACCTGTCCAGAAGCCATACGAAGAAATACCCAACGAGAAGCCAGAGTCACCATACGGCGGTACAATGGTAACTGTCCCCTACAAGAAAGAGGATGGCGCTTATACCGCTTTCCCCAGAGCAGACCTGTACCAAGCTACGAGGTTCATCTGGTCTCTTATTGACACTCATATTCAGCAGGGAAGTTTCTCCACTATTGAGTACGGGACACTTCAATTCCCTCTCTCTTCTGTAGCCCTTGAGGGACTAGCAGAAGGTCGGGAACTGGTGCTTCTCCCATCGCTTCAAGCTCTTTCGGAGGTA